GTTAAGATGAACCTATTTAAAACCCTCCGCTGGTACATCAGGCTTTACAAAGTAAGGCGAAGCGGGAACTATCCGATTAATTCACGTCATATTTGGAGAGTGGCAAAGTTTATGAGTGTTAGCCGTTCGGTTTTATTATTAACTAACTTTAAAACAAAAAATTATGTCAGTATCATTAAATGTAACAGCTTATTCAAGCACAGAAAGTAAAGAATTTCAGAAACACTTTAATGCAGTTAAATTCTGTATTGAAAACGGGTTATCATTTCCGAAAGAAACAAGTGAGTTTTTTAAGGGCAAACTTGGAGGTGATGATTTGGAAGATATAAAAACAGATTGCATTATCAAGTATATTCAAAATGGCGTTGAAGTGGACTTAAAAACAACAGGCGACCAATGGGGAAATGAAATTAGAATTAAAGTTTCTGAAATTCCTAAAGAAGCAGATTTGATAATTGTGAAGCTGTCTTAAACTGACCGCTAACGGTTGGCGGTATGGGTAGTTTGCCCATCGCACCGCATTGAATTTGAATTGAAATACTTAACTTAAAAAAATTATGATACAGAAATTAATAACAAAGTATGAAAATCTTTCTAAAGCATTGGATGGATTTGAAACAAAAGGATTAGTTGATAATTTTTTGGCAGATTTGCACAAACTTCAATCGAAGGATGGCAAATTACCTATACCGCTTGTTAGCAATAGTTATTGTGGGGAGCAAGGTGAAGAAAATATGAAAGCTGACATTAAAGAAATAATGCACGCAGCAGGAGATAAGTTTGATTTTTTGAGGCTTTGCAATGAAGCACAAGAAGAACTAGACGAAGCTGCGTTTGATTTAAACCAAGAAAGTAGAATGAATGGTGTGTGATGGCTAATTATTGCTAACTACCTGATATCATTAACAAACCTAATCATATCACACCAAAACGTAAATAAAGATTAATTAAAACAGCAAAAATGAAAACAGCACAGCAAATTATTGAACCTTTAATTTTCCCTGACAAAGTAGTTCTTGAAACAGTAGGGGAAGATATTCGTTTTGTGTCAGCAAATGATGCAATAAACGCAATGGAGAAATATGCAAAGGAATACCACGAAAGCAGGCGAATGCAAGTAATTAATGAATGCAAAGATGAATTGTTAAAGCACATGTTTTTAATGAAGCACACAAACGGTTATCCATCAAAAGCAGTGCCACATGCGACAATCCTTGAATTGCCTGCATTAATGAATAACACAACCCACAAAAACAAGTAAAAAGTAAGATTATGAAAGTTAAGAAACAGACAAATAATGTTACCAGGGATCAAATAATAGATTATCTGGATAACAAGTTTTGGGAAGAGAAACAATATGAATGTATGCCAGAAAACGAAATTGGTTATGAGTTTGTTCCAAGAGAAGCATTGGAGAAAATTGTCGATGGTTTAATTCCTATGATAAAAAATATGATTAAAGGTCATGTTATACTTGGATTAAAGCCAGTAGAGATACCTGAGATAAGCGATGTAATTATAAAAAAGCAGGATGAATTAATAAAACTCCTTGACGATTGTAACTTCTCTACTATGGTATCAAAAGAAGAATGGTTAAAACGTAAAGAGTTATATGATGAACTCGCAGAACTTAAAGAAAGGTTAAAGTAATGGATAACACCCTTATACAACTCTTTGACAGTCTTATTGCGCTTTCGGTATGGCTTGACGGTGAAGTTGAGAATACAAGTCAAGATTTCACCTCACAGCTCCGTGATAGGCTCAATGAGATTAAGAAGTTAAGGGAAAGGGTATTTATTGAAAATCAAAAAATGAGTTAAATAAATAATAATTAAAATCAAAAAGTATGAAAGAAAATGAATCAGAACAATGGAGACTTGATAAGATTGAGATTGAATTTAAAAGAGGCCAAAGTTATACATCAGATCCTGTTAAACAAGTGGACAGGTATGAGGGTCGTATCCGCTTTGAAAATGGGGAATATGAGTATTTCTCATTTAAAGTTAATCCCGATATGGCTCAAAGGTATATTTCCCTGATTGCAGAAGATATTGTTTTAGCAGCTTCCGGAATTGGTGAAAGAATAAAATCATCAATTAGTAAATTGGTTCAGAAATGAAATCACTCCTCAATCAACTTGTAGATGTATTATTTGCCCTGATAACTTTAGGGCTGTTAGTCTGGCACCTGGTTAACCCGGAGAAGAACTTCACAGTATTTCTCTGGGTAGTATTCGGGTATGTCGTGAATGTGATAATCAATAAGATTTATTTAAGTAAGAAATAACTCAAAGTGTGTAACGCAAAAGATGTAATGATATACAGCCCTTCCCCACCGGAGGGCTTTTTTATTATTAGTTCATAACTTTTATCAAAATCAGGCTAATTAAAGATAAAAAAACATAAATTTGACAGAATATATGATCTGGCTCACAGAAATACAAGCAATAAACCCGGGAACGGGGGATCTTTGCACATGGTCAGGTCCGAGGATTGAGGCAGATACGATAAGCGAGGCTAAGGACTACTGCGATCGCAACGGGCTTGGATATTGTCATGTCATCGGCAAATTCGTAATGGATATCAAATATGAATTATTTAATCTGAACTGATGATATCGATTGTAATGACATATTTCAACAGGCAGGCGCAACTTACAAAGACGCTTGAGTCATTTAAAAAATACAATCCAAAAGAATTTAATGTCATTATTGTTGATGATAACTCCCCGGAAGATATCGCACTCCCAGCACTTGACTTTGAAGTTCAGGTAATAAAGCTCACGACACGAAAGACAGTCAGCTCCGCACCGGTTTATAACGAAGGGTTTATAAAAGCACTTCAAAGTAATCCGGATATAGTTATTATTCAAAACGCAGAATGTTATCATGCCTCAGATATTTTGAGCAAAGCAAAAGAGGTAAATGAAAAGACATATATTGCTTTCAGTTGTTATTCATTGGCAGATGGTGAAACTCCTGAAACGGTTATAAGGAATGATCGTATCGCACTCTTTAATGGTGATAGTGCATGGTACAACCATCCTGAATACAGACCAATTGGCTTTCATTTCTGCTCTGCAATAACAACCGGGAACCTGAAAAGGATAAATGGCTTTGATGAACGGTTCATGTACGGGATTGATTATGATGATAATTACCTTATTCATCAGGTCCGGACAATGGGATTGGAAGTCGTTATCCCTGCAGACTATTTTGTTTATCATCAATTTCATTATAACGTCCCTCGTCCGCTTGCCGGGTTTGATAATATCCGCAATAATCTTGAGCTTTATAATGAGCTTGTCTTAAAGAATGAGTTCCGGGCTGTTCATTTAATAACACCTGATTTATGAATGATCTCTATTTATGCGCTCATTATGGATTTGATCTCCAGCGTAATTCATTGAATGAACCAGATAAAAGGATTTTAAAGTATTGGAAACCTGAGACAAATCTGGAAGATGGGATAAAAAGTATAATTGATAAAATGGGAAAGAAATGAAACGCAAAGTAAAAAACAAGTATATTGTCCATTCAAAGAAAGGCAAACGACTAAGTAAGCCTATGAGTAAAAAGGCAGCTAAAAAAAGATTGAGGCAAATTGAATACTTTAAGAGTAAGAAGTAAGACTAAAAATAAGTGTAAATTAGCGAGTTATGGCACGAAGTGGGGGAACATGGAAGAAAGGACAGGGAGGTAAACCGAAAGGTGCTATCAATAGAACCACAAAGGAGGCGAAGGAGTTTCTTGAATTTGTCATGTACGGACAGCTTGATAATATGAATACCGCTTTAAATGATCTTTATAAAAAAGATCCAGCCCGTTATCTTGATGCTTGTTCAAAGTTGTTTACTTATGTTTTACCGAAAAAGACAGATGTGACCTCTGATGATAAACCTTTGACTTTACAATTACCTGATATAATTATCAAATAATGAAGCTGCCGGGAATATATAAAATACAATCTATTACGAAACCTGAAAGGATTTATATCGGTTCATCGTCAAATGTTTATCGCAGGTGGCAGGCACATATTAGTCAGTTAAAAAGGAATATACATCATTCACAAAAATTACAATATCATTTTAATAAATATGGAGAATCTGATCTTTGTTTTTCCATTTTATTAGGATGTGAAAAGGATGATTTAATTAAACTGGAGCAATATTTTTTTGATAGTTATAAACCATACTTTAATAATCTTTTGCAAGCAAAACCAGTTAAATATATTCCTCATCGTAAAGAAGTAAAAGAAATGATGAGTCAGTCAAGGATTGGACATAAATTAAGCGAGGAAACAAAAAGAAAAATTAGCGAATCACATAAAGGAATGAAGCCAACGCCTGACACATTAATAAAACTTAGATTATCGCATTTAGGCAAAAAACAAATACGTACTAAAGAGTGGAATAAAAAAATAAGTGAGAATCAGAAGGGAAGAAAATTAACTGCAGCACATAAAACTAAATTAAGTCAAGCAAAAAAAGGTAAAAAGGCTTGGAATAAAGGCAAGAAATTTATTAATGGCAAATATATTTTTGTAAATGCAGCTTGAACAAGTCATATCATGTCCTCAGCGTGCTATATTGAAAAGTACGAAAGCAATGAATTTATTTCTCGGGGGTGTCGGATCAGGGAAAACGTATTTACTTGGCATAAAGACATACCAGCTTATTAGGAATTTCCCAAACATGCGGGGCTTTATAGGCGCAAATACAGCTATGCAGTTAACACAAAGTACATTATTTCGCATTCGTGAGTATTGGAAGAGCATCGGCATAGTGGAATATGATAAATTAGGATGTCCTCATGGGCAGTACATTATTAATAAACAGCCTCCGGCACATTTTAAAACTAATACACATAGTTTTGATTCTTATTATAACATTATTTCATTTATAAATGGTTGTGTTATTTTTATCGGGTCACTTGAAAATTCAGCTGCACATTCTGGAAAGGAAATGGCATGGGCGGTACTTGACGAAACATGGGACACAAGGGAAGAAGACGTAAAAGAAATTATTCTTGCAAGGATCCGGCAACGTGGTATTTATTTAGTGGATGGGGAATTAAAGAGTGATGGCAAACCAGAACAGCAATACAATCCGCTTTATATAGTGACTTCTCCAGCAAAAGTTGAGTGGATTAACCAATTATTTTTATTGGATCAGTATGTAGATGAGATAAATGCAAAAATATATTCTGATTCTACATTTTTCCATAAAGAATTTGATAATAAATGTGCCGTCATATCATCAACTTATCACAATGTCCATAACGTGGGGGAGGCTTATATTAAGAATATTCTTGACAATAATACAAAACAAAGGGGGTCTGCTCTTATATACGCTTGCCCTTTCTCAACTCTTGGCGGTGAGTTTTACAGTTCCTTCAACCGTCTCACCCATGTAGGGCATGTATCATACGATCCTTTGTTGCCTATTCATATTTCATTTGATCAGAACTCGGTGCCTTATAACTCAGCCTCAATATGGCAGGTCATTGATAACAACGGGATATGGGAGTTAAGGGCTATTGATGAGATCACTCTGCAGAACCCTCGTAATAGTACTGAGGAGGTCTGCGATGAGTTCTGTGATAGGTACAGGAACCACAAGACAGGACTATTTTATTATGGGGATGCATCGGGTCATAACAGGTCAACAATGAATAAGGACTTTAAACATCATTACGAAATAGTTTTCTGGAAGCTGAATAAATACCTGGTTAATGAATCGGATAGGACTTTACGTAACAATCCCTCGCTGGTACTACGCAGGGACTTTGTAAATAAGATATTTGAAGAGAAACTACCTATCAGGGTGATAATTGATGAATCGTGTCATTATCTGATCAATGATTATATGTACGTGAAACAGGCTATTGACGGGACAAAAGACAAACATATCGTAACTGATAAGGAGACGGGTGATAAGTATCAGAAATACGGCCACCTGTCCGATAGTGCTGATTACCTGCAAGTTGAACTATTTAAAACATTTTATAATGGATAAAGTTAAAGGGTTGGAAGTTTTGACGGGGATTGTCGATAAAGAGACATATCACGAGGACTATGTGAGGGTGACGGAATTAGCTGATAAATACTATCAGTTAAAGACAGGTGACGGGATTGAGGAGCTGTTAAAGAAGATTGAAAAGCGCACTTCGGATGAGGAGTTTCAACAGATAAAAGATATTTACCGATCGATTATTCCCTCAACACTCAATTCAACAAAGTTGCCGTTTCAGAAAGCGGTCCGGAAGAATCCTATTGTCCGTATGATTGACTTTGAAGATGATTTCGAGGAGCGTAAAACTGAATTGGAGGAATATATCAGTAAGTATTGGGGTGATAAGTCACTTGAGAAATACCTCGAATATGCCTTTATTGATTATAACTATATTGACCCGAACGCTTTTCTTATTACCGAGTTCAGTGAGTTTGATCCGAACACTGAGAAAGCAAAGCCTTACCCTTTCGTGGCAGACTCGAAACAGGCTATAATGTTCGAGTATGTGAATGAGATACTTGAATACCTGGTTGTAAGACTTCCGATAAAGTTCATGGACGGCACAACCGAGCGGGACGGGATGAAATACACCATGTATCTTGGCACGGATACGATTGTACTCTCTCAGGTTGCAGGGCGAAAGTCTTTCGAGGGTAGTGATTATGAAGTCACTGAGATAAAAGATAAATATTTTGAGATAAGATATTTTGAACCTAATAATGATAAAGTTCCCGCTATCCGGTTCGGTTTTATCCGGGACGAGCAGACTAAGGGCCGGACTTTCGTATCGGTATTTCATAGCGTTATTGGGTTCCTTGAAAAGACTTTGAAGATCGATTCAGAACTAGATCTTTCGTGTGCAATGGTTGCCTTCCCTCAGAGGTTTGGTTACAGGTCACCATGTAAGAACCAGGGATGTAATAAAGGTAAGATGCTTGACGGTAAGGAATGCCAGGAATGTCACGGCACCGGATGGGACGAACCACATAAAGGGACTCAGGATATAACCTATTTGACCCTTCCACGTAATCCTACATCGACTGATCTGGTTGACCTCAATA